TAATGGCTGACATCACCAGTGCTGATTTTCAACAATTAATTACAGCTATAACAGAATCCAATGCTGAAATCTTAGCTGAGCAAGCAAAAACCACTAAAAAGATAGAAGAAAATACTAGAGAGTCTTTGAGGAGCTCTGGCGATCTTGCTGGTTTTGATAGAAGAGAAGAACAAAAACAAAGAGATGAAGAAGCAGCAAGAGATGAGGAACAGGCAGCTGCCGAAGCAGAAGCTGCACGAATAGCAGCTGAAAAAGCAGAAAAGAATGGTACTTTTTTAGGAAAGATTACTAATTTTTTTAGTAAGCCAGATGCTGCTGATGAGGAAGACGAAGAGAAAAAAGCTGCAAAAGATAGTAAAATGTTGGGATACCTCAAATCTATTGGTGGAAACTTCGGTGACCTTGTTGATAAAGGTAAGGAAAAAGCGAAAAGCGGCATCAAAGGAATGTTGGGTGCTTTGGCGTTTGGTGGTTTTGCAGTGGCTATTCTTGCATTTCTAAAAAGTCCTTATTTTGATAAATTTTTAAAAGTTATAAATGATGAGATTGTTCCTGCTCTAACATATCTTATAGATAAAGTTATCATACCAGTTGGTAAAGTTATTTGGGGAGGCCTAGTAAAAACTTGGGAGAATATAAAAGTATTGTTTAGTGATTTAAAAGAGTCCTTTGCACTATTTGGAGAAGGTAAATGGGTAGAGGGCATAATTAAATTCTTTGCGTCTATTGGTACTTTTTTAATTGAATCCCTTGATGTTGGTGCAACTGCATTATTTAATGCAATTGGTGCCGTGTTTGGTTTTGAGGGAACAGATAGTGTTTTTGGTAGTATTGGTAAATTTTTCACTGATATGTACGATACTGTCGTAGAGTTTGTTTCTAACGCTTATAATTCTCTGGTAGAATTAATAACAAATTCAATGATTTTCAAATTCTTTCAGGAAACATTCCAAGATATAATTGATTCTATAAAAGCAATATTCAGTGGTGAAGATATTATAAAAAACTTAGGAAAACTAGCTGGCTCTCTCTACGACATTGTTTTGTATCCAATTAATGTCGCAATCAATCTTATAAAAGATATATTTGGATTTGGAAGTCCAGATGAACCCTTTAGATTGAGTAAGTTTATCTTTGGTGCGATAGAAAAGATTATTAATTTCTTCAAAAACCTTCTTGATTTTGATATGAAAAGTTTAATTATGAAACTTCCTGGCGCTGAAACTGTGACAAAGGCCCTTGGAGGAATTGGTAAGTTTTTCAGTGGTGGAGATGATAAAGAACCTAAAATACAAACTGCCAGTGCAGGCAATATGGATGCCATGATGGCACAAACTGGTGCATATGAAACTAGGAAAAAAGGAGCTCCAAAAAAGAATAGTATAGAATATAGAATTGCACAGAGTAAATTTAACCAAAAATATGGAATGGGTCAGGCCCGTGACAAGAATTTTAATCCAATTGGGCCTACAAGATCAAGCGAAGAAGTGATTCAAGCCAAACAACAAATGAGAGATACGTTCAATCCACCACCAGTGGTGGTTAATGCTCCAACAAATGTAAACGCTCCTAGTACAACTAATATGTCATCAGCATCAACATCTATGATAAATACTGATAGAGTTTCTGATAAATTATCAATGGTATTTTAATAAGAAACCCCTGTATTTCTACAGGGGTTTCTTTTTATCGTTTGATGGTAACTCCACCATGTTAATTTAATTAAATCTTGGTTGCCACTTAGCATTTTGTGATTGACACTTTGGAGTGTCGCCTGTTATGGCAAACCATTTTTCATGACGTTTAGTCCCACGAAACTTATCACCAAGAGGTTCACTTGAAACCTCTGCTACTGGTTGAGCAGTAGGTGTTGGTTGAATGTTTTCAATAGCTGAAATTAATTCATTTGTTGTAGAATTAGGTCCAACAGTGATACCAGAACCGACATAGGTTTTCATAAGACTAAGGTCATCACAATTCATGATAGGTGGATTACTTAGTTTAAGTGTTCCACGTTCAACATTATTACTACACTTAATCGTTACACTGTTTGCACTAGCAGCAGTACTAAAAAGTACCACTGCTGATGCGATTATAATAAAAGTCTTCATCAATTAACCTTCCTCTGCAAGTTTTTCAAAATATGACATAGTGTCATCATCGTCTTCAGTATTACTCATTGATACTGTAGGAGCAGGCTCCTCTTTCGTATCCACTACAGTAGCTACAGAAGGTGAGTCATCAAATGCACTACCAGTTTGCATATCTGTTACATTACCAACTTTGGTAGTGCCTGACAGAACTGTATTCAAACGAGTCTGCAACTCATCATAAGACTTGAAGTTAGTAGGAGCAGTAAACTCTGAAAGAGAATACTGTGTTTCCCAAAGTTTTTCCAACTCATCATCTTTATCAAATAGAGCAGATGGAGCTTCAAACTCTGACTTGTCATAGTTCCAATAACCATCAACCTTACGTAACTTCAACTTGAAGTTTGCACCTTCCCAAAAATCAAATGGATTTACTGGAGTCTCATCTTCAAATGCAGGCTGCATTGTCTCCATGATCTTGTCAAAGATTTTCTTACCAAAACGATAAAGGAATACTTTACCTTCATTCTGTGGATTTGCACTATCCTTAACAACGTAGATGTTGGAGTAGTACTGCAACTTACGCTTCTGTTTACGTGCAATCTCTTTATCAGACTCAACACCAGAGTTCCAAAACTTAGTGTTTAGTTCTGATACTGGATCATTTTGACTAATGGTGGTAAGAGAGTTCTCAATATACCATTGACCAGTTGGACCTTGAAACGCATGGTTCCAAAGTTTTACCCAAGGAAGTTCTTCACCCTTTGGTGCTGGAAGAAAACGAATGATAGCAAAACCATTACCAGTTTTGTCCATGACAGGCTTCCAGATACGCTCATCCACGTATGACTTTTTTTCTAGGGGTTTGTTTTCTTGTTCTGCTGCACCGAGCAGTTTGTCCAAAGAGTTGGACTTTTTCATTGCGCTTAACGACATATATATCTCCTTATGTTATCGTATGTAAATGTATGTTTTATTGTATGTTTAATATATCACAAAGTTTTGCTTTTGTCAAGTACCTTATGTTTTTTTCTGAAAAAACACCGTCTTCCTCACGACCAACCCAATAAAATTTAGTATCGGGAAACTCGTTAAAAACAGCACCCATTTGGTTCATCCAGCTAACTGGCGTAAACCCTCTCGCATCTTCGGGAAAATAATACTCAGTTCCCTTATAGATGTTATTTATAAGTTTGTTTGGTGAGCTCAAATCAAACCCCAACAGGTATACTTCTTTTGCTCCCTGTTGACAAGCAAGGTGTATCGCTGTATTACCAGCTGACCATTTTTTAGGAAAGTCAATGTCCTTTATACTATCATCCTCGTTAACATAGGTGATCCAGACCCCGACATCTTTACCCATTTTAATTTGTAAGTCTTTCATATCAAGATTAGGAAACTGTTCAGTGGCAGATTTAATTTTTTCTGCCCTAAGCTTAGGATCAGCACCAGCAATTACACATTGATCTGTAACTTTTTTACTTTTATGAACAAAGTCTTCTGCAAAATCAGCGGTAATCAATAATCCATCTACAACACTTGCTGGAAGTATATTCCAATCTGCAAACCAACACTGATTCCATTTATGGTATCCTGAGTCATGTATTTCTTGCTGTATACCATGATCTATTGCAACAAGGTTATCAACATCCCCGTCACGATAGATTGCATTACAACCCCATGTAACTACATCATTGGTGTTTATCTTCTTTTCACTTGGATTAAACCAAGCTCTAGATTCACCATTACCTATTACTAAATGTTTAATTGTGTACCCTCGACCTTAGTTCTTGTACACGATCTTCAAGAACATTTACAGCTGTACGCAAATTACCTGTATCAGCTTCTTTAAATCGACTTCTCAGTACAGAAATTTCTTCCAGTAAAACAATAATTTTATCTACTGTTACAACATTACTTTCATTACTGTTATTCATCTCTTAGTGCCTCCCATGAGTTTGGAAATAGTTCTTTAGCAAGAACATCAATTTTATCTGCAACCATTTGTGTTTCAACTTGGGCATCTGGTTTGCATCGTAGGTTACATACACGAGCAAATGCCATTAGTGTACCACTCCAGTACCATTCTGTATACATTGATTGTGGTAAGATCATTCTAGCCATCTCTGGTGCAATTCCAGAGTTTAACATATCTTCATATGTTTCTTTACATAATTTGTGGGTAGAAGTAATACTATATTTTACAGTTTCATCAGAAGAACCTTGCTTCTTATCTTCTGCTGCAAGACGCCATTCAGTAGGTTCATAAAACTCTACTTCTGTATCTACATAACGTCTAGATACTTCATTCCATACCAAACCAACCTGATGTTTAACAAGTTGTCTTGCAACAAAGATAGGAGCTTTGACATGAAACTGCATAGACGCATGACCAAAGGGACTCCAGTGATTGTGTTTTGCAAGATACTTAATTAGACGTTCA